CCCGATACTCTTCATTCTTTTCGCCCGACACTATCATATCGAACCATTCCTTGCTGACTGCGAGGGTAAGAACCTTCTTCTTTGCTTCTGATAAATACTTATCCATTACTTTAGTTAATCTTTCTATAAGCTAATCTTAATCATTTTAGATGAACAACAAAGTTTTTTGGCTTATACTCGATAAAGCCATTATCCTTTTTCGTTTGAGTAGTCTCAATACTGAAACCTGCGCAATCCATAACGAGAACTCTTATTTGAGAACCAACCCGACATGAAATCTGAACGCAATCAACTTTTCTAAAGAAATGATCGATAGAACGACCATATTGTATATGAAGCTCGCCATTTCTGCCATCTTTGCTTTCAAATCGGTTGATTTCTAGTCTATAAGGATGCCCTTTTGCTTTTACACCCACAATAAGAGTATGGCACCAACGAGGAATGCAAGGTAAACGTACTATTTTTACCTTACCTTGCTTGATTTCATCAAACTCCTTCTCGCCAATAGTAACATTTAAATATGTAAACATACGCTACTTCTTTTTACGACAAGGGCAACTACTAGCGTGGATAATAACGCAATTTCCATGTTCTCTTCCTACAAACAGGTAGTCATGCCCTTTCTTAGTGAATATTTTTATATTAAACTCTTCTTTTTCGTGTGGAGTTCCTAAGCTGAAAGAAACCCTAAAACCGATTGCGCCTATAATGAAAATTAAGACGAGCCATGCGGCTGATTTGAAGAAATTAAAAACCTTTTCTTTCATACGCTATTTCTCCTTATCGAATTTATTGCCGACAACTATGAATTTACATAATGAAAGATAATGACCTAACGGTTTACCCTCAATCTTTCCATTTGCATGTGTGAGGTAATACCCACTTAATTCTTCCGACCATACAATTTCTGATGGAATAAAAGGATAATTCTTGATAACATCATGTTCATACAATTCATTGCCCTCACAATCTTTCAGTCCTGTGAACTGGCAGACGGTATCTGTATCAACTTCTCTCTTGTTACAGATAGAATCCTCATACCATTCAATAAATGTTCCGAAAGGTGTCTTTACCAGAGAACCTTTCACCCATTTACCATCACTCAGTTTCTTTGCTTTAAACAAAATACTTCTCATTTTTATTTAACTTTATGAGCAGTACTATTAGTCTGCTCTATATGTTCATTACTACAACAATATGGATAGAAATACTTATCCGCTCCATACATAAGTTCTTCTATAATATCATCGTCACTATCTTTGCACTTAGAGTCAATAGTAACTCTAATATTTACTTCAAATTCTCTTGCCATAACTATTTTTTCCAATATTTACCAATTAAATAACCGATAACTCCACCCATAAAAGCTATAAATAGAACAACTATGGTAAGTATAACATAAAATCCAAACATAAGCTATTCTTCTTTAAGTTCTACTGGCTCATCGCTCCAAGACAAATCTCTTCCGATGAGTTTCTTGATACTACCCTTTGGAAGTTGAAAACCATAAGCTCCATATCTATCTTGTGGCAACCAATAATTATGTTCGATACAATCACCAGCCCACATATCTGGCTTGCAGTTGAATATCCATTCTCCGATATAATCTTTTGCTACCCATGCCATAACTATATCTTTTTAAGTTTTATTTTTATTGCCTTCAAATTTCTTTCACCTCCATCCCAGAAGCATGAACGTCTAAGATAGAAAGGTTGACCTTTAAGCCAAGGGAACTTGGCATAGAAAGCCTTCCATTTCGCTCTTCCTGCTTTCAAAGAAGGCACTTCAATACAGCTTCTAGCATAGCAGCTACCAAAGACTAATGTATTATCACAAACGTTTTTATCCATAACTATTCCTCCGTTTTTATATAGGGACAAACAACTACTTTTCGATAGTGCTTACATTCATCATTGTAATCACAAAAATCACAAAAACAATACGCCATACTATTCCTCCACTTTTACGCCAAATGGAAGCCCGTCAGCAAAGGTGTACTCTTTCATAATACTATAAAAGGACCAGCCGCTATTTCCACTTAATGACATATAATCGCCGTTATCTACAGCAGTAATTAAGACATAATATCCATCTTTTTTGTCTTTCACCCAACCGGACGGCTGATGCTTCTTCATCTCAGTCCAACATTCTTCTACATTGGCAAAAGGGCGGTACTTTGCTTCCGCCTTACTATCTGGCTTGATACGATATTCAATATTGTTCCAATATGTAATATCTTTTATTTCCGTCCATTCATTCATATCTTGCCAGCTTTTGCTTAATGCGCTCGGTTTGGTTCTACATTCAATCACTTTTCCTTCTACAAAAGCTTGTATGATAGGAAAAAATTCTTTAGCTTGATTTCTGTCCATAATTAATCCTATAATTTCTTAATTAATAAATTACTTTTCTTATCAAATGGTTTATAACCACTACGGAGATACCAATCTAGAACAAATCTATCAGATTCATCTTTAACAAATTCTAGTCCGATGATCTTCACTCCATTCAACTTAGCTTGCTGTTCTGCTAGTTGTAATAGGTGTTTTGCGACACCATTTCTTCTATGATTATTATCTACAAAGAGTGCATATATTAGAGCATCAGCTTTGCCGAAAATATCACTAACATATAATGGAATGGATATTTGAACTGAGCCAAGATTTTCTTCATCAGTTATTAAAATCCTGATTTCGTCCTTCCATGTCTGTTTCTGTATCATACATCCTCCAACTCTTTAAGTGCATCCTCAATATTACCCATTGCCTTCCAAAGAAGGATATGCTGAGTAGCACTACCTTTATTGTATTCATCAAGCTGACTGAATGCTTGACTTAATAATTTCTTAATTTTACTCATTGCTTATCCTCCTTTTTTCTGATTCTTTCTATATGCTTTAATTGCGCAATACTTATGTTGCCATATCGTTTATACATACCTTTGAGATATGCAATATAGCCAGCTAATGTTATTTTATCTGCGTTCATATTCTCTTCTTTTTACCACCTGCGAATGCTTGTGTCATGTTTATCGCAGATTTAATATCTTTGTACCTGACACCACAAACTGTTGCCACTTTTTTAATTGCCTCATCCATTTTGAATTGCCTTGCCAAAAACTGATTATTCTTTATCAAGTTGACGATTTCGTCTTTCGTATGAATGCCTTTCCAAAACAGTTCGGTATGACTACCAACTCTGTCGTCATCTACAGAGAACAAAACACCATAATTAGTATAAACCTCTCCGTGATGCTTGATGAGATGGCGACCAGGATTCTTTCGGATATTATTTATCCAAGTTTCATTATCGCATTCGAGCCATATCTCATACTCTGCCCCTGTCAGCGTTTTGTCAATGCCAATAGGATAATGACCGGAACACCCATTTGTTCCAAAGTAAATAATCTCTGCCATATTCTCTTCTTTTTACCCTCTCCCTGTTGCCAAGGAGAGGATGGTTAGTTAATTATTTCGCAAATTCTATCATATATTGTGCAAGCACAGAGCCTACATAGCATAATGCCATAAGTATTGCTGCAACTGATGCAATACAAATATCCACTGTTCTCAACTTCGGTGTTGCTGACCAAAATATTGCACTAACTATCAAAAAGATAGTTCCTAAAATTGTTAATAATGCTACCATATTTCTATCTATTTATATCCTTTGCAGGATTGTTACTTATCAAAGCTCATCAAACTCTTTCTGCAATCTCTGTTTTGTTTCCTTAACAAGTTGCTTGAATTTAGTTTTAAACTCTTCATCACCTTTCAATAACCCATCAAGGCATTCTCCAACTCTTACAACAGATAACATATCCAGCTTTGAAAGTGTATCTGCATTAGGAATCAATTCCTTAGCTAAAATATTAGCTCTTTCTAATTTATTTACATCCATCTCTATTCTATTTATGCCCGAAGGCGATTAATAATTGCGTCTTATCTCAACTTTCCACTCCTTAGAAGAGAACTTCTTTTTGAAGTTTTTAATTAAGCTTTCTAATTCTTCGAGAGATTCAAAGGCATTAACTAAATCCCCTACTTGATACCAATAGCCCCATCTGCCTGGTTGTTCGTCTTTCTCCTTCTGAGTGAGTGGTCTAACAAACTCCCCTTTGATGATTTGATATTCATTTGGAATTTCAATTCCTCCCAAATATCCACTTACCGAGCTGTTATCACATACATTGCCTACATAAATATACAATGTTGCGTAATAATGTATTGCGCCACCACAAAGACCACAAAAAGAACTAATTTCTATATTCACGCGTCTTTTTTTGTCTTTAGTATAGCTACCCATAGTTGTATATGTTTTACCAGAGAGATTAAACTGAAATCCTTCTCCAATATTCTGAGGAATAGCCCCAGTTATCTTAGATATATCAAATCCATTTTCTATTCGTAAATAGCTGCTTGTATTCATACGCTTTGCTTCTTAACTTCTTTAAAGATTACATTCTTTTTGTCTGAACGATATTTAGGAAGACACTTCAATCCAAGTGGAGCTGCGCCACAATAGCCAGCCACTCCTTTAAAGAAGCATCCTTCACAAGTGTCATGTTCAACAGCTTCAAGAATAATAGTTACTCTTTCGCCTACTTTAAGCTCTTTCATTGCTCACCTCCTTCCTTTGGAAGCAAATCTTTAAAATAAAACCAACGAATCATTTTTACTTCATCACAAATTTCGGAGAGAAAAGAATCCCAATTACTAATCCATCTAATGGTTTCAATAGTAGGAGGAAACTCTACACCTACCATATACTTTTGAACCATAGGATATCTCTTACCCTCTAGAAACTCGTCTATTATTATTTCTTCTCCGACAATTTTAGGCTCTTCTTGCATAGGATGCCACAAGTCCTTCAAGGACTCTTTGATAGCCCACTTAGCACCTGTAATAAATGAATTTTCAATTAACTCAGTTTCTGCATCAACTACTTCTTCAAAGCATTGCATGGGAGTGCCAAGAGTACTACCATGCATAGATGCTATAAGCTCAAATCTGTGAAGGTTTGCAGCTTCTTCTATTTTATTATCGTCTATCATACGCTTTAATTTCTCATGATGTGACACTTGACAACCTTGTTAACTAGATGAGGTTGCGAATTATTGAAATTCTCTATAAACTGACGTTCCATCTGCTCAGGGAAGATGGGCTTTGTCGGCTTCGGCATAGTGAGGACGGCTTGAATCTTTGCCCCTCCATCCAAGGTAAGCAGACATCTGCGAGTAATCATTTGTCCAAACATCATAGCCTTACCCTTTCACATAGTTGATAACGTGCTCCTGGGCTTGCTCATGCAAGTTGTCAAAAGCGTCTTCTATAACTTTGGCTGTCTGATCGCCATTAAGGTTCTTCAGCATTTCGCCAACAACTTTTACCTGATGTTTTATAGGTAAAGAACAGAACTCTTCAACAAGGAAGCTTTTCTGATAGTTTTCAGACATATCGTGAAATAAGTCTGATAAATCTACGTTTGCTTTGTATACTGACATAATCTGAAAATTTAAAAGTGATGTTATTTATTAAAGGTATCTAAATACCTAAAAGTATAAGGCGCCAATCTGTTAACGATCTTCTTCAACTCCATCAATCGTTTTTTGTATTGCTCTGGAATCTGATGAAAGGTCTTTCCTTGAATCTTGTAAAAACCTTCGTGGGTTTCAACATATTCAATGAGAGCGTCGAGCAAGTAGGCTTGCTCGAAGTGAGTTAGCGATAATATTGTTTCTTTTGCCATAATCTTAATCGAAAATATGATGGTTCAACTTTCTCTTTCTGAGGTTTCTCTTAATCACTTCCATATCCTTGTGGTCGTTAGTGTGGTCCGCAAGAAGCTTGATGATTTCATAGATGTCATTTGCGTTATCCTCCAGGTTGGCGCAAATGTTCTCGTCACCAAAGAAACTCTTGTTAAAGGGTTTCAAGTGGAAGTAGTACTTCTTAGCTGCATCCTGCATCTGATTATAGTGCATCTTCTGCTCTTGCTTGTACTGAACATTTAACAACTTGAACATAGACTGCTCATCCTTGATGAGCTGATCCAATATATCTGTTACCATTGCAATCAAGCAGCCATTGACCTGCAGGCGTTGAATAATCTTTTCCTGCTTCAAGCCAGATGTTACACCCAACTCGGAGAGTGTAACCTTCAAATCGTTTACTGTAACTTTCTCTTTTCCCATTGTCTTACTTTTTAATTGTCAAACCATAAGCCTGCATATCTCCATTCCCAGTGAAGGCAAGTGTCATTAGGCTTCTTGCCTTCACTATAGCATATTTCGGAAGCTATGCAATTACTACATATATGCTTCATAATCATGGAAGTTTAGATACCATATAATCTATCTCCTTATCCGTAAGGTCCAGATTGTTCTTACGTTTGAACTTGATGATAGCATCAATTCCGACCTCACCTTCAACCAACTGGTAGATGGCATCCTCATCAAATCCCTTGTCTAGAACCTTGATAAGCTCCATTCCCAAATCATGGATTTTCTGCTGAATCTCCTTTTTAAGGTCTGCGTTAATTCGCTCTAAAGCTTCTGCTTTTTGACTGAATCCGCATCCGCCCTCAATGGCGAAGTCGTTATTGATGTTCTGACACATCTGGTCAATGTCCTTGCTTCCGAAGAACTGAGCGAAATAGGTATCGCCCTTCAAAGACTGTAGAATATCGATTTCTTCTTGCTTTGTCATAACTAACCCTCCCATGATGTCCAAAAGATAGTGCCTTTTGGGTTTTCTTCATTAAAAATATGAGAATCAAAATAAGGCTTTCCTAAGTCTTTAATGATGCAACTCATGCTACAATAGGAAGCTATACAGCCTTCCTCCATATAACCTTTTGTAATGAGTTTACCGCAATTATAGCAAACACGCAGATAATCTTCAAGATTCAAATCTTTGATGATGTCTGCTTTCTGTGCTAACGTTCCGTTAAGGAGCGTTGCAGTTAGCTTTTCAGCTTGATAGTTTCCGACTTTGGAAACCATCAATTCCTTTACCTTAGGCGGTAATTGACCTTTCTTTAACAATTCCATTGCTCTTACTATTTAATATTGTTAAGGGATGATTTTATCCAAATCATCTACAACTCCTTTAAGCCATCCCCTCATGTAAATGAGAGCATAAAGGTCGCAGTTCTCTTCCTTCACCTTTTTGGTCTTTTCAACCATGGCTTCAATTACTACCATTTGTTGTTTAAACGTTTCTTCGTATTTCATTGCCCTATATATTGTGGAGTGATGGTTAGTCACTCCGTTACCTTTATGCTACGTCTTGAATCCATTCTTTGAGGATTGTACCATCTTCATTGAAGATATCAAGCTCTACTCCGTCATACTGAACTTTCTTGCCTTCGTCTAAAGCAATCTCGAAATCCAAATCTAAGATGTGCTTTACGTCACTGAATGTTTCTTTTTTTTGACTGAGTAGCTGGTTTTCAAAAACAACATCTTCGTATGTGTTATCTTTGAACTTTGTTGCCTTAATAACGTACTTTACCTTTTTCATTGCTCTTATCATTTAATTGTTAAACTTATTTGTTGTTTAATTAACTGATGCAAAGGTACAAAGAAATTTTGGATTGACCAAACGTTACTTTCTTTAATCGCTTTTTAGCAACTTTATTTAACTTTTAAACCGCATAACTATCTATAATTCAGCTTGTTTTCAGCATAATGAATGCGTTGTCTTACCAAAACTTCCCCTACATCTTCAAGGCTGATTTCTCCTTTCTCGATTCGAGGATTCTCGCAGATTTTATAGATAACGGTACCATCCATGCAGATAACAGGATATGGAGACCCATCATCATTAGGACGATCGGAGAGGCAT